CAAGCGTGTCTGTGCTAGACCTTACAGCAAATAGATATGCACAGTGGCTTGGGTTCCAAAAAGAGGGTATTATGAAAAAGTATGGGCCAGATGGCACAGACTATGTTCGTTATGCGAGGTTAATGTAATGGCTGATGTGGCGGCAGGAGCATCTGTATTAGCAGGACTGATGGGCTTCAAGGGCAATATGGCTGCGGCTAAAAATGCTGAAGCTGTTGGCGAGTATAATGCAAGGCTTGCAGAAAATGAAGCAATCGTATTGCAAAGAGCAAAGACAGCAGAGGAAGTTAATTTAAGAAAGCAATCAGAAAGATTAACAAGCTCACAAAGGCTTGCAACCGCTGGCTCTGGTGTAGAGATTTCTGGAAGTCCTTTGCAAACTTTAGCAGATGCATATTTTAGCACAGAAATGGATGCAGCTATGATCAGATATGCTTCAAGCATTGAGCAAGTACAAAAAGAATCTGAAGCCGCTTTGGCAAGAACAGAGGGTGCTGCAAGAGGTTCGTCTTTCCGCACTGCTGCTGTAGGCTCGCTGTTGTCTGGCGCACAACAATCGGCAACCCTTATATCTTAGGTGATTAAATGCCCAGAATACCTTTATATAATCAAGGACAAGGACTTACAGCCAGAATGGCAACTGGTGCGCTATCACCAAGAGCAAATGTAGGGGCGTTTACTGCACCTGGGCAAGCACAGGCAAGGTTAGCCTCACAAGCTGGTCAAATCGCATTTCAGTTTGGCATGGCTGAAAAGCAAGCGGAAACTGACAAAGCCAAAAGAGACATTACTGCATTAGTTGATCAGGAGATGAGCAACTGGACTAGGGAAAATCTTGATACGACTGTTGCGGGTTATCAGGATTCTGCTAAAACAAAAAAACAACAGTTGGAAAAATCAGCCTTAGAAAACTTGCGTGGTTCACTGACACGCAGACAGTTTGCAGAAGTAACAAACACGTTTAATTCAACATTTGCAACTAAAGTTGCTCAAGGTTCACAAATTGCTCATGCCAAAAACATGAAGATAAGAACCGAATCAGCAGACAAGTACTTAGAAAATCAATACTCAGAATTAATTTCTTTAGACCCTAACAGTGATTTATTTAGAGTAAAGACCGCAGAAATTGGCAGACAATATGATAGTTTTATAGCACAAGGCATCAGCCCAACAAAATACCAAAACAGAAGCTCGTTTTTTAAAACTGTAGATGCTGGCAATTTTTCCAGAGGCGTAGAGGCGGCTGAAAGTCAAGCGCAGATAGATCAAATGAGAAAGAACCTTGAGAGCAGAACTGACCTTCCTGCATCTGTATTTTCTGCAAGAAACACGGCATTAGATAGACAAGAAACGGTAATTCAAAATGAATTAGTAGAAACAGTTTTTAAACAACTTATAAGGATTCCTGACAAAGATTTTACTAAAGAAGAAGTTGATAAAGTTGTAAGCCAAATAAGATCTGGGGAAGTCATTGATTTTAAAGACCCAGACGGAAATAATGTTAAATTTTCATTGAAAGATCTCAAATCCTCTTCAACAGAAACCTTAATTAGTAGATTAAGAAGCAGACTACAGAGAAAGGAAGGCGAAGAGCAAAACGCTTTGCTTGTCGCACTTGATGCAGAGTTATATAACGAAAACACTACTTTGGCTGATGTTGTTAAATTAGAAGAACAGCTTTCTACAAAAACAGCACGCTTTGCTGGCATGGACAATGCTGCGGACATAAATCAAGCTAGAGCTGCTATTGGCAGAGCAAAAGTTGATATAGCTAGGAAGGAACTAGCTGGCGCATTGGAGGATCAACGAGAGCTAATTGCTTCAATCAGCTCAAAAAGAGGAGAACAGGCTGGGCAGTTGGATGATGAAGACGAGGCTAACTTAGCTAAAATAACATCTGTTATGAATATGGCTGGCAGAGAAGACCTTGCGTTTGAGCTACAAACTGCGGTTAAGGTTGAGCAACAATCTTCTCAAGCGTTTCATGCGATACAATTTGCAAGCATGGAGCAAGTCACTGCTGAGTTAAACAAAGCTTCACAAAATGTAGATACAAATGTTGGAAAACTTGTTTACGAAACTTTGCAAGCAAAAATAGCAGCCCGTGATAAAGAAATAAAAAAAGATTTTGTTGGTTATTATATTAGACAAAGAGGGCTTGCTAGTGAAGGGCCAGATGCGCCAACTGCGGCTAACTTAATAACTATTCAAAAAAATATGGGAATACCTGAGTTGGATATCAGGGTTACTTCCAATAATGAAATGCGCCGCTTTAAAGATGCGTATGATAATGCGCCAACTTATCAAGATAAGGCAGAAGTAGGACAAGAGTTTTTAAGTAAATACGGCATACATCAAGACCGTGTGATGCGTCATCTTATGAAGACAGGCACTATTGGTTTAGTAGATAATCTTATCATGGCTTATCCTACAGACGTAAGCATGAAGGCTGTGTCTATATTTAATACTGCGGAGCAAATAAAAAAATACAAGGGAGAGCTTCCAAAGGATACAAGAGATGTTGTTTCTGCGGCTGTCACGGAGCTTATTGGTGACTATTCATCCAGTATTTTAGGTGGGATTACTAACGATGTGCTGGGTGGCGGTGTTACAAAAGGCAGAGCCAGCCATGTGTTTGCTATGCGTGATATTGTTGCAAACACGGCTCAGGGCTACATACTCTCAGGTCAGATAACTGATGCAGAAGATGCGGCAGAGCAAGCGTATAAGGATGTTGTGGGCAACCACTTTGAGTTTACAGAATTGGGTAATAGCAGTGAATCAGCCATCCGCTTTGAAAAAGGCGCATTTCAGCATCCTCAAGAAATGACAGATGTATTGAATATTTCTTTAACACAAAATGAGGATTATCTAAGAAGTATTGTTTCTGCACCGCCAGCACCGCAAGGCTCATCTCAACAAGAGGCTGAAGTTTACGAAAACGAATACTTTAATGATTTGATGAAGTATGGATCTTGGAGAACAACAACTGATAACAAAAGCGTTTATCTGGTTGACCAGCTTGGCAATGTTGTAACAAGGCAGGGCAGAACAGGTCAGGATGCCTTTATTACAATACCTATGGACAAACTTGCGCCTCTTGGAACTGATTTTGCAAAAATGGGTACGTTTGGAGAAGACAGTTATATTGCCAACATTTATAATAGAAGGGCTGCAATGGCGCAGAAACTACAGGCAGGGCAGTTGTTCTAATGGTTGATGTCTACATCCCAGAACAAGAAGAAGATACTAATCTTACCCAGCAGTACCACGACTATGCTAAAGCTGGCACGTTAGATGTTCTTGGGGCCACTTTTCATGAAACACTGTATTACAACCCAGCAAACGCTCTAGGCAGATTAACAGACCAGTATTTGCTTGAAGGCACGAGAGGCCGTATTTTGTCTAAAGATGAGTGGGCTTCAAGTGATTATTTTAGAGAAGGCATCGAGGTTGGAGAAGAGGGCATTAAAGAAGGTTTAGCTAATCTTCTTGCGGAAAGACATGATGAACGTCTTGATTTTCAAGTTACACTCAGACGGTCAAGGGGTGGCTACAGGCTAGGTGCTGCACAGTTTGGTGTGGCATTGGCTGGGAGCTTGCTAGATCCGCTAAACATAGCATCAGCGTTTATACCCTCTATAGGTCTATCTAGGTTAAGCGTTATCGGTTCTAGAACAGGCGGTCATAAGTTTATGACTGGTGTGACGGACGGTGCTATTGGTGCGGCTGTTGTAGAGCCATTGGTGATTGGTGCAGCGGCTGCTGAACAAGACCGTGAATATGGTCTGATGGATAGTTTTTTAAATGTAGCACTGGGGTCTGCTTTGGGTGGTGGTCTGCATTGGGGCGTTGGCAAACTGACTGACCGAATCAACAAAGCACCCCCACAAACAAGAGACACAGCCCAGCAAACAGCCATAGGACAGGTTGCCAGTGACCAAGAGGTTACTGCTGGTAGGTTGATAGAGGATGCAGAAGATGCAGCCTCAGTACGCTCTGAAGCGGAAACAATGGTGGTTTATGATTCAGAAGGCAATGGCAGGGTAGTTGATGTTGTCAATTCTGATGTAGAGGGCCAGATTACTATTCGAGAGATAGATGGCACAGAAAAAGTTGTTGATGCCAGCGATGCTAGGGCAAAATCACCATTTGATGAAGACTATAGCATTGATCTTGGCGATGGCTCACCGCCCATCAGAATTTCAGAGTTATCTGAAGAAGAGCTATCCCAGCTACAGGATGTTGTAGATCAACAAGTAAAAGTTGCTATTGAAACTAGAGACAATCTTGCTTTGCAAAAACTGATGTCTGATGAAAAAGCAATGCAAATTCAAGTCAGAAGAAATGCTGGTAAAAAAATTCAACGCCCAAAAGAGGTCGACCAAACAGAAGCCGCTCAAACAGAGATAGACCGCCTTCAAAAAGAGATAGATGATATACAAACTAACGCACAAAAAAAGGCGCAAAAACAAACAGAGGAGATACGGGCAGGTATTTTTGGGAGATTAGACTTGCCAGAGGGTTTAGAGTTTCAGTCTGGTGACATTGTAAGACCAAGGCTAACGCTTGAAGAAACAGCAAAGATTGCAGAAAATCAAGAAAAGATATCACGGTTACAATCTAGGTTTGCGAAAGCTGATGATGTGGCAGTGCAGCAGCAAGGACAACAGACTGCACAGCAGATAGATGATGCAAGAGATGTTGCATCTATGCAGACAGATAACCTTGGCGCACTTGGCGAGTTTCGTGAGGGTGCAGATGAACTAGAGGCACAGTCAACAGAACTTGGTGAGCTTGACCCAGATGCTATGGAAGCAGAAAACCAGACAATGCTTGACGCTTTACAGGACGAAGATGTGCAAGCGTTGTTGCCAGAAGAGGCAAAAGCAAGTTTGCGTGATGCAGATACCCTGATAGCCAAAGCAGAGCAATACGAAGAGATTGTAGAAGCTGGGCGTGTTTGCGTTGTAGGGAGCAAAGGCACATGAGTTGTAGTGAAGTAATTATAGATGCGGCTAGGCGTGCAGGGCTTGTATTTGACAAAGAAGAAGCTGATGAAATCGTTGAAATCTTAAATGAAAGACTGTCTAAAAAGATAGAAAACGCTGCATCTGATGAGTATGTAGATATATTTACGTTGGCAAGGCAAATTGCCAAACAAGCACGAATTAATGCTGTTATAGAAAAACGTAACCGTATTCTTAATACACAGGCGTATGCTAATGTCATGCGGTACATCAACGCACACCCCGACAATCCAGCAGACGCACTGTCAGCTATCCTTGTTGGAAGCGCAAAGACAGGCAAACTAGACAGCATAGATGCCAAGCAACAGGCTATTATGGTAAAATATGCTGGTGACATAGCGGCTGCGTTAAGACGTGCTGGATTGGAACGCTTGTTTAAAAGTGGCGATTTAGACGAAAAAATTTATGAAGCCATGTGGAATCCGAAAGGATTTGATGAAGAACAAGCTGGTGGATCAGAGGCTAGGCAGATAGCTGACATCATCAAAAAAGTGCAAAAACAGTTACTAGACAGAAAAAATAGGCATGGTGCTGTGATTGCAGAAACAGAGAACTATGCTGTCAGACAGGCGCATGACCCTATTTTGCTGCGTGATGGTGCAAAAACACCAGATCAAATTAAGGCAGCTAGAAATAAGTGGGTTCAATATATGCTTGAGCCTAATCGTTTGAGTTCTAAAACTTTTGACAACAAGCCAGCTTTCAAAGAGGTAGGCGGCAAAAAGGTAGCGTACAGCAGGGAAATGTTTTTAGAAGACATCTGGGATAACCTTGTATCTGGCAACCATCAAAAAGTTGGCACAATAAAAGGCGATGACGGTAGTGCGCCTGACATGAAAAACGCTTTTACTGGGCCAAGTAATTTAGCTAAAAAGATGAGCCAAAGCCGTGTCTTGCACTTTGCAAACAGTAAATCTGCTTACGAATATTTTAAGAAATACAATCGTATGAGCTTGTCAGAAGCAGTGCTGAATGGCATCACGCATGATGCACAGGCTATTGGCATGATGGAAACTCTGGGGACTAACCCAGAAGCTATGTTTAACAGAGTGTTGAGTGATATACAGACAGGAGCAAAGGACACGCCACTGAAGCTGGACACTATCAACGAGCGTAAGATACGAAATCAGTTTAAGGAATTAGATGGAAGCACAAGAGCTAGAGGTGCTGGTAAACCTGTTTTATTTGGTGCTGACTTTGCTGGCATAGCTGCTGGTTGGCGTATGTTACAAAACATGGCAAAGCTGGGCATGGCAACAATATCATCTTTTGGTGATATAGCTACTAAAGCCACCTTTATAAATGCCAATACAGAGCGTGGCGTATTCGGATCATACGCACAAGCATTTGGAGACATCTTCAAGCGTTACGGCAAAGATGAGCAAATGGAATTGGCGTATCTGCTAAATGTAGGCGTTGAAGCTATGCTTGGCGATGTACATGCTAGGTTTGGTGCTAATGATAGTGGCCCAGGCATGATGGCAAAAGCACATCAGGTATACTTTCGGCTGAATGGCATGGTGTGGTGGAATAATGCACAAAAGGTTGGTTTGGCTAAAATGTTATCTGCTGATCTTGCCAGAAACAGGGGCAAGGGTTTTGGTGACTTAGCGCAAGAGGTGCAGAACGCACTAGGACGCTACGGCATCACAGAGGGTGAGTGGAATATACTGCGTCAGATGGATATGAAGGCTGTAGACGGCAGAAACTACATGACTGCTTCTGGGCTGGATAGCATAGGCGATGATGTCATCGAGCAAGCTGCACTGGCTAAAGCAAATGCGACACGCAAAAGACCGCTGAAGAAAGCAACGAAAGCTATGCTAGACAAGTATAGGGATGAGTTATCCACCAAGTTTGCAACATACCTTACTGATTCTGCTGATACCGCCATCCCAACACCAGGTGCTAAAGAACGTGCAATTATGAACCAAGGCACTGAGCGTGGCACTGTGATGGGTGAGGCAATTAGAGCAATCATGCAGCTAAAAGGCTTCCCAATCACTTACATCACAAAAGGTTTAACAAGTCAGTATTATGCTAAAAAGCAGATGGGTCAAAGCGGAGTTATGGGCATAGCACAGATGATGGTAGGCACAACAATGATGGGCTATTTATCTGTTACTATGAAGGACATTCTTAAAGGCAGAGAGCCTATGGATGTTTTTAGCGATGATTATATACTGAATCCTAAGTTGCTTTCTAAAGCATTTGTGCAAGGCGGCGGTGCTGGTATCTACGGTGACTTCTTGTTTGGTCAGTACAATCGTTTTGGTCAATCACTTACACAGACCCTTGCTGGCCCTACTTTTGGCACAATAGATGACATAGCAAAGATTTACAGCAATGTATTAGCTGGGGATACAGATGCTATTACTAGAGATTCAGCTAGGTTTCTTGTAAGCAATACACCGGGCCTAAATCTATTTTATCTCAAAGCAGCAACAGATTATATGTTTATCTATGGTTTGATGGAGCATACAAATCCAGGTTATTTAAAACGCATGGAGCGTAGAATGCGTAAGGATATGGAGCAACAGTTCTACTTTCCACCTAGTCAGAGTGCAGTGAACTTTTAACAGGCTTTGAGAAAACAAGTATTTTTGATATGATAGGACAACACTGGAGTGAGGCATGACAGTAAGTAGCGCAACAACCAGAAACAGCTATAGCGGTAATGGCAGTACCGATGTTTTTGCTTATGGCTTCAAAATCTTTGATGATGATGACATAACTGTAATTATCAGGACTGATTCTACTGGTGCAGAAACAACCAAGACCAAGACAACTCATTACACAGTCTCAGGTGTGGGTAGCTCTAGTGGTGGCAACGTAACCTTTACATCAGGCAATATACCAGCAAGCGGTGAGACAGTGGTTTTGCTACGCACAACTGCAAGAACACAGCTTACAGATTATGTGCCTAACGATCCATTTCCAGCAGCTACACATGAAGATGCATTAGACAAGCTGACTTTTATAGCACAAGAGCTAGAGGAAGAGCTTGGTAGAACACTCAAAGTATCTCAAACAAATGTTATTGCTACAGCAGAGTTTACAGAAGATGCAACAGCTAGAGCAAACAAGTTACTTGGCTTTGATGGCAGTGGCAATCTACAGGTTTCTGAAGGCAAGGTAGATACCGTTACAACCTCAGTGTCGGCTGTATCTGCTGGTGGCAGTCCTACAGCTAGTGCAACCTACACAGCGTCTACTGGTGCGCTTGCGTTGGCCTTTGGTCTTGTTACAGGTAATACTGGTGCAACAGGTAATAGTGCTGGATTGCAGATGACGTTTAACAACAGTACATCTGACGCAGATCCAGGTGCAGGAAAGCTTGCTTTGAACAACGGCACGTTGGCATCGGTAACGGAAATGTATTTTGACGATGCTGATGATAACAGTGCAGATATATCTAGCTTTGTGCAAAGTTTTGATGATGCAAGTAATGCAACTGCAAGGGGCTTGATACACATAGAAAAAGAAGGCACTGCGTCTACTTTTGCTCTGTACAAAGTTACAGGCTCGGTAACGGACGCTTCTGGTTACACAAAAGTTCCAGTATCTCACCTTGTATCTAATGGCACATTTAGTAATTCAGATGGGATTAGAGTAGATTTCTCATACTCAGGCAACGATGGTGCTGGTAGTTTGGTAAATGTTTCTGAAGACACCTCTCCACAGCTTGGTGGTGATTTAGACATGGTGACGTTTGATATTGTCACCACAAGTAATCGTGACATTGAATTGAATCCAAATGGCACTGGTAAAACAGTTCTCAAAGGCAATACTAATCCAGGCACTTTGGTATTTAACTGTGAGGCTAACACACACGGTCAAACTGTAAAAGCGCAACCACATTCAGCAGGTGTAACAAATGTGCTGACATTGCCAGCAGGAAGCGATCAAGAGATTGTTGGTGCTTCTGCAACACAAACTTTGACAAACAAAACTATTGCTGTATCGCAGTTATCAGGACAAGTTGCCATATCAAAAGGTGGCACTGGTTCTTCTTCTGCATCGGCGGCTAGAACAGCTCTAGGTTTGGCAATAGGTTCAGACGTTCAAGCGCATAATGCAGACACGGTTTTTAAAGATGTAAACAATACTTTTACAGCAGCACAACGTGGCAGCACAGATACAGACACTAGTAACACTGGTTCTGTCACGTTGGACTTTGACACTAACCAAAACTTTGTTCTTACACTTACAGGCAACGTAACACTAGCAAACCCAAGCACAGAATCAGTAGGGCAGTCTGGATTCATTGTATTCATACAAGATGGCACAGGCGGCAGAACAGTCAGCCTTGGCACAGATTATGAAACTGCTGGCGGGGCTGGCCTCACACTATCATCAGCAGCAAGCACAACGGACATTGTGCCTTATGTGGTGGCTGCATCAGGACGCATCCTGTTGGGTGCGCCACAACTGGCGTTCAGCTAATGAGCGGCCCGTTTGGCTCATCACAGTGGATGTACTCATCTGCTTCTGGCTTTTACTCGCACACCATAGACCAATCCTTGCGGTTTGAGAATGCTGTTAGTGCTAACTTATCTCGCACACCATCATCAGCCAGTAACCGCAGAACTTGGACTTGGAGTGGTTGGTTAAAATTAGGAGAACTCGACACAGGTAAAGTGCCATTTTCTGCTTATTCTGGTTCGGTTGACTATTTTAATATCCAATTAAAGAGTGATAATACATTACAAGTGTTGGATAGAGTTTCTGGAAACTATGCTTATTTATTCAACTCAAACCAAGTTTTTCGTGATGCATCGGCTTGGTATCACCTTGTTGTTGCAACTGACACGACACAATCAACAGAAGCCAATCGAGTCAAAATATATTTAAACGGTGAACAAATAACTTCTTGGTCAACTGCAACTTATCCAAGTCAAAATTATGATACTTATGTAAACACAACCAACAGCCATATTTTAGGTCAACGAGGCAATTCATCAAATTATTTTGATGGCTATCTTGCAGAGGTTAATTTTGTAGACGGCTCTGCATTAACCCCTACTTCATTTGGTGAAACAAAAGCTGGCATTTGGATTCCTAAAGATACATCTAGTCTGACATTTGGCACAAACGGTTTTAGACTCAAGTTTCAAGACAGTTCTGCTATAGGTGATGACACAAGCGGCAACGGCAACGATTTTACTGCTAGTGGCTTTGCGACAAACGATGTAATGCCAGATAGCCCAACAAACAATTTCTGCACTTATAATCCATTAGAAAGGAATGTATCTGGTCAGTCGTATCAGTTTATAGCGCGAGGAAATTTGAATGTTGGTGATTATGTCAGCACAGACGCACTTTTGACTTTAGCAGGCACAATGGCCATGCGTTCTGGCAAGTGGTACTTCGAAATATTAAGAACTGCCGCTGTTAACGGTGGTTATTGGGGGATTATAAGAGAAGATAAATTTGCGGGACAAAATTCAATAGGGACTACTGGTACTAGTTCTGGTGATTATGCTTACTATGTACAGTTCAATGGCTCACTCATCACGAATGGTTCTACTACAAGTTCTTTTACTACAGCTTTCAGCACAGATGATATTATTCAAGTGGCCTATGACGCAGACACTGGTAAAGTATGGTTTGGAAGGAACAATACTTGGGGGGGCAGTGGTGACCCAGCTAACGGAACAAATGCCGCTGCAACAGTGGATTCGTACTCCGATTATGGTTACAAGGTATATACAGCAGTTATCGGTAGTGCTTCTAGTTATGAGCAAGCTACTCTTAACTGCGGTCAAGATTCTAGCTTTGCAGGGGAAATTACTGCGGGTGGAAATGCGGATGCAAATGGCATAGGCGATTTTAAATACGCGCCACCGTCTGGCTTTTTAGCCCTTTGCACAGCCAACCTACCCAACCCTGGTATTGACCCTGCACAGGACGAAGAGCCAGCGGATTATTTCAATACGGTGCTTTATACTGGTAACGGCACTAGTGCAAGTGACACACAAGCAATTTCTGGAGTGGGTTTTTCTCCTGATTTTACATGGATAAAGAATAGAACTGATGCGGCATCTCATATTTTAAATGACAGAGTTCGGGGTGCTGGTAAAAATTTATTTTCTCATTCTGATACAACAGAAAATGTTGGCGGTAGCACGGGAGATTTATTTACATCGTTTGATAGTGATGGTTTTACAGTAAATTATGAATATGGTGGTGGTACAAATAACAGCGCAAACCAAAATGCAAAGGCTTATGTTGCATGGAACTGGTTGGCTGGCGGTTCTGCCGTTACAAACAATGATGGGTCAGTCGCATCGTCTGTTTCTGCAAATACTGAAGCTGGATTTAGTATAGTTACTCATGACAATGGGTCAGGCACAAGAACAGTGGGTCACGGCCTTGATTCTACGCCTGAATTGATTATTGAAAAGAAAAGAGACTCAACAGGTGATTGGCTTGTTCAGACTACACTGATTGATGGCAGTAATGATTACCTTAGACTAAACACAACTGCTGCTAAAGCAAACGGGGTAGGTGCTTCACCAACAGCTACAGTGTTCTCACCTAATGTTGGCGGAGGTGCAGATTGTTTAGCCTACTGTTTTCACAGCGTTGATGGCTACAGCAAAATTGGCACATACACGGGCAATGGGTCTAGCGATGGGCCATTTGTTTACACAGGATTTCGTGTCGCATGGTTGCTTAACAAATCTGCCACTAATACCTCTCAATGGGCGTTATTAGATGCTGCAAGAGATGTTGGCAATCCTACTACACAACAGTTGTTTGCTAATCTATCAAATGCAGAGGGGACTTCTAGTGGTGGTTATGATTTTCTGTCTAATGGCTTTAAAATAAGAGATAATGGTTTTAATAACACAAGCGGTCAAACATATATCTATCTTGCCTTTGCAGAACAGCCATTTAAATATTCTAATGCTAGATAGGAGATAAAAATGCCTTGGAAACTAGGTGACAAAATTATTAGAGAAGGACGTAGTTGGTCTAACGATGGCGTTACACATCCTACAAACTGGGCTATCTGGTCAGATGCAGATAAGAAGGCAGCAGGGCTTACATGGGAAGACCCACCAGAATCCTTTGACAATCGTTTCTACTGGGATGCAAAAACACCCAAAGCGTTGGACGATGTGAACGAAGTGGATGATGATGGAAAGGCAATTATCGACCCTATCACAGGTAAGCAGCTTGTCACAAAGGGATTAAAAACAATCCACATTGAGCAAACAAAACAGATTGCTAATGAAAAATTATCTGCAACAGATTGGTACGTTACACGGAAAGCAGAAGATAGCACAGCAACTATACCATCTGACGTTACCACATACAGAGCTGCTGTTCGCACTAAATCCGAAGCAATAGAAAAATCAATAACAGATGCAGCAGACCATGCAGCATTTATGGCTTTGTTTGATGCGCCTGTAGACAGTGACGGCAATCCTACTGGCAATGCGCCTATAAATGATTGGCCTGATGAGTTATAAAAATGCTTGCAGAGTTAGCAGCAGCCAACGCTGCATTTGCAATAATAAAAAAGACTATACAGAATACAGGTGACTTAACTAGATGTGGCAAAGCAATTTCTGACCTGATTATTGCCAAAGAAGAACTCAAGCGTAAAGGTAACAAAAAAAGAAGGGGAAGTATAAGGAAGGGTGATTTAGAAGAGTTTATTGCCCTTGAAAAACTTAGACAGCAAGAGAATGACTTGCGTAGCTGGATGCAACTTTACGGACGCCCTGGCTTATACAGGGATTGGCAGGAGTTCCAAGCAAAGGCTCGTAAAGAACGCAGAGTGCAAGAGGAGCTTGCAAGACGCAGACGAGAAGAAATCATGGAGATGCTAGGGCTTGGGTTTCTTGTTGTAATTATAGCTGGTATGATTGGCGGCTTGGTTGCTTGGGTTGCTTGGCTGAAGGGATGGTTTGAATGAGTGCAGAAGAAGTTGCTAGAAAGTTATTAGAGTTAAAAATACTTCCACGTTTTATGATGCTGTGCATGACAGGCGTCTACATTAGATGCATTGAGTGGGCATTGTCACAGCCTGATCTTACGACACAACAAGCAAGTTTGATATCTGTTGTCACAGGAGCTATGACAGGCAGTCTTGCAGTTTGGCTTAACTCCGAGAAGTAAATGCCAAGAGTGAGCGAAAACACAGAAGTTGCGCTGCCTCTTAGAAATATAATTAGTATGCTAGGGGCGGTGGCTGTAGCTACCTGGGCATACTTCACGTTGACCTCAGAAATCAACAGGCTCAATACATCTATCACGATAATGAAGACTGACTTGGAAAAGAACACCGAGTTTAGAATCAAGTGGCCCAGAGGAGAGATGGGTAGCTTGCCAGCCGATTCGGAGCAGTTCATGCTGATAGAGCATCTTGCCTTAGAGTTTGAGAAGTTGCAATCTCAGGTTGAGGATGGCAAAGCACCTTACGATCAACAGCAAAAGCTCACGTTAGAGTTTTACGAGAAACGAATTACAGCCATAGAAGAAAACATAGAGAAGTTGCGTAACGGAGATGATTGAGCTTACATTTGTATTGTTGTTAGTTATGAATGGGGAAAAGGTAGAATACACCCCACATGATTCGCTGTCTGAGTGTTTGGCGATTAGACGTAAAATTAAACGTAATGTCGGACATACTAACAACTTTGACCAGAAGTGGTCATGTAAGCAGTTCAAAGTGATGATGCTTAACGGTGAGATATTGGAGTTTATAGAGGAATGATACAGGCATTGATAGGCCCAATAGCCTCACTGGCTGGGTCATGGATGGAGTCCAAGGTAGAGCAAACAAAGGCCAAAGGTGCTGTTGCCAAGGCAAAGGCAGAGGCAGAAGCAGAGGTGATGAAGGTTGCTGCTACGCATGAAGCTGGCTGGGAAAAGATTATGGCACAGGCCAGTGACAATAGCTGGAAAGACGAAGCGTGGACAATTTTGTTTATTATAATCATAGCTATGTGCTTCATTCCGTTTACACAGACTTATGTAGAACAAGGGTTTGCGGCCTTAGAAAACACCCCACAGTGGTTTCAGTGGGCTATGTATGCTAGTATTGGAGCAAGCTTTGGCATACGAGGCATAAAGGGTTTTAAGAAATGAGTAGAAGAAAGTTTCCAAAAGTACCCAAGACAAAGGGCGGTGTGCCAAAGAAGTATGTGCGTGGCGCAAAGAACCCAAAGAAGCGTGAGGCAGAGATAAAGCGCACCGCCAAGCTCTACAGACAGGGCAAGCTCACACCAGCTATGATGGATCGAATAAGCAAGCAGAGGAGCAGAGGGTAATGTCTAGGTTTGCAGGTATATCAGGGGCATCAAGGTTTTCTTCTGCAACTTTAAACAAGGTGTATAAACGTGGCCTTGGCGCATACTATGGCAGTGGTTCTAGGCCCAAGGTGTCAGCGCATCAGTGGGCTATGGGCAGGGTCAAGTCTTTTGTTTCTGGCAAAGGCGGTGCAAGAAAGGCAGATGCAGATTTGCTTAAAGGTGGCAAGAAGAAAAAGAAGCCAGCAACAAAGAAAACAACAAAGCGCAGAAAAGCATGAACAAAGATAAACTACGCGAAGAAATCGCTGAAGACGAAGGCTGTAAGTACGAGATATACCTAGATCATTTAGGAATAGCCTCAACAGGCGTGGGTCATATGATTACTGAAGTAGACGAAGAATATGGCAAGCCTGTAGGGACAGTTGTTGAACAAGAGCGAGTGCGTCAGTTATTTGCTCTTGATATAGCCGTGACTCTTGATGAGTGTAAGGTTTTGTATCGAGACTTTGATGACTTGCCAGAGGAGTGTCAGCATATCATTGCAAACATGATGTTTAACATGGGCCGCCCTCGATTGAGTAAATTCAAGGGCATGAAGGCTGGCGTTGATGCTAGAGATTGGAATAAGGCCGCAGACGAAATGGTTGACTCAAAGTGGTACACACAAGTTCCCAACAGGGCCAGACGTTTAGTTGACCGTATGAGGGCGTTGGCAGATGGTAGCTAAAAGATTTCAAAATCCGAAGGGTGGACTGAACAAGGCTGGCAGGGCTTTTTTTAGACGCACCACAGGATCTAATTTAAAACCACCTGTAAAAAAGGGTGACAACCCACGCAGAGCAAGTTTTCTAGCTAGAATGGGCAACATGAGAGGCCCAGAGTACAAGAACGGCAAGCCAACCAGATTGCTTCTATCCCTGAGGGCATGGGGTGCAAGCAGTAAAGCTGATGCAAGAAAAAAGGCAGCAGCTATATCCAAGCGCAACAAAGCAAAGAAAAGGAAAGCATAATGCCTGGTCATAAAAAGAAGGGTATGAAGAAGAACGGCAACGGTATGCTGACGGCAAAACAAAAGACTTTGCCAGCAGCATTACAGAAGAAAATCATTGCAGCAAAGAAGAGGAAGAAGTAAATGCCTGGACATTACGGTGGTAAAAA